TTCCGTCTTTATAGATAATAGGAGAGTTTGACGTGCTGGTTGCGTCATAGGTAATTACATAGTGGTGCCAATTGGTATCTGGAACGTCAAACTGCCAACCACCACGAGAAGAAAACCAGGAGAAAAACACTAGCTTTGTTGCTGAGGATCCGTCGTTTTCTAGGTGAAATTTTCTATTTGCTGACGGCTCAGAGTTGGCCACCATAAAAACCTGACCAAAGTTTGCACCACCATCACCAGTCCTTTTCATGTAAAAAGAAAAACTAACGACATTTTTGGATCTCTGGGCTGTTTCTAGTGTGAACTGTAACCCACCCCCAGCGGTATCAAAATCATAAGCCATGATTTAAGTCTCCGTTACATAAACAGCCAAAACTTGAGCATCGTCGGCATTAGCTGCGTGATCGTAATCCCTTGAGAGTCTTATCCGTAAATAGTCTCCAGCTACAGGGGTTCCCATACTAGCCTTTGCTATGGCTCCTGTTGGGGTAATGTCTAGCACGTTGGCGGTTCCGTTTGGTGTATCTGTTATGTCGGTTGCGGTAGCAGCTTGTATATCTTCTGAGGTAATAGTTTCAGCAGCTATAATTTTTAGTGCTCGTACCTCAAACTGAACGTCTGAACCATCAGTTCCGTCCATTGCGTAATGAATCTCAAGAGTTATACCTGTAGTTCCCGCGTAACCATTGGGAACCAAAACAACCCACTCGGCGTGCTCATCAGCTGTTGCCCCAGCAAAATCTAAAACAGGAATAACACCAACAACGGTAGAGGAGTCAGATAAAATATCCTGCGTTGCAAACACGGTGGTGGTTGGTATGCTTCCGTGTGGTAGTAATGAAAAAAGTGTGTCTCCGCTTGCCATAATGTTCTCCTATTACTTGTAAAATAAATTCACAATTACTTCGTTTGCTTCCTGGAGCATCCGACCCTCCTATGGTTGTTGTTGCTGCCGCTGTAATAGCCGTTCCAAAAGCAATACCCATAGCTCCTAGTGCGTTGGCTCCAACCCCTCCAGAACTTTGAGCAGGAACAGGGATGGTCATTGTTGGGGTCGTGGTTCCCACAGTCACTGAACCTTGAGCCACATTGTAGAGGTGAAGATATCTGACTGTAGTGGCTGCGTTAAAGATATACCAGCCATAAAGTTGACCAGCGGAAGCCTTAACGACCACAGCTGTCTCGTCCAGGTCTATGTCCTTGTAAATAGATAAACCACCAGATGTAAGCGGATTAATCCCCACGTTGTCATTAGCAGAACTGAGAGATGTGGCTAAAGAAACCCATTGAGCACCGTACTGATCTGTTCTAGCAAAAGTATAGTCTCCGTCTACTGGTGGCAGAGTTGTTAGAGCGTCATCTCTCACAAACAACGCCACATTGCCCAAGTCAGCGGATCCAGCGGCCACATCAATGGCATATTGTGTGCCACCGCCAGAGGTCCCAGTATCAACAAGTAAACGGTGGGTTGTTGGGTTAAACCAAGCAACGACCTCTGCTCCATCGTCGGCGTTTGATCTCCCAATCATGGTATTTCTACTGTTTAGGGTTGGTGCTCCATCACTTGGCATTTTGTTTGCTCCTGAGTTCAGTAAAGGCTCTCTCCAGAACCCCACTGCGATCTTTTAATTGTATCTCTAAAATATCTAGCTGTTTTTCTTTTTTGTCGAGAGACTCTTTCTTTAAGAGTAATTCAGAAAGCCTTGTTTGACTTTCTATCTCTAGTGTATCAGTTTTTACAGTTGTTTGCTCTAGTTCTTGTTTTGCTTTTTCTACTCGAGAAGATATTTTTGACTCCTCATCTTTGAGACTGGTAACTGACTTCTGAATAGAATCTAGTTTAATATTAAACTCAGAAACAAATAACTCTGATTCTTTTACTTTGTCTCTAGAATAATCAAGTAGAGCAGTTGATTCCTTTTGTCTCTCCACAATCTCGCCGTCTTTTTTATCGAGTTGATTATTCCAAGTGCTCAGCTCTGACTCTCTCAGTTTAAGTTTTAAGAATTGGACATCTAGCTCCCTTTTTTCGGCAAGAAGAAGTTTTTGTTTTTCTTCAAGGGTATCTTTTTTGTCACTAAAATCTTTAAGAAATTTATCATGTGCTGTGCTAGTGTGCCTATCTATTGAGGTAATTAAATCACCCTCTTTTATGGTCAGTAGGCCAACGGATTTAACAAGTGTTTCGTGTGTTGTGGTGAGAGAATCTATTTCTTTGACGAGTAACCTTATTTGGCTTGAGTACTCATGAAGTTGTTTTTTTCTAGTGTCTTGGAAGCTCTCGAGGGCGTTGGATATTTTCTCCAGCTCTCTCTCTTTTTATTTTATTTGTTGGTCTACATACATAGATCAATAATACTAACTACCTTCAATCAAAGCAAACAGGCCATTGAAACCAGCTGAAACGACTGAGTCGTCAGCCGATACCTCAGATGACATCCTGATATCTGAATTAGTAGGGACTATTAAATAAGGTCTAAAAATCTCCGAGATAGACCCACCAGAAGTTCCAGCAGTTCTCACATATTTAGTTCTAAATATTCCGCCCTTTTCCCTAACTTCCAGTAAGATATCAGCTCTTGAGTCGTTTGCAGCTCTATTCAAAGCCCCGTAGAGTTGAGTGACTAACAAATAATCTACACTAGATGTTGTGGTAGCAGCCTTTATGGATTGTTGATCTTTTACGGCTGTAGTTAAGTGGATATCAGCTACCGTGTCTGGTACACCTGCGGTTATTGCACCGTCTTTATAGACATACACAACTCCAGCGGTTGCGGTTGATCCTATGTTGTAGGCTCTACTTGCTCTGGCTAGTGGAGTTGTTAACACGACCTTATTTTGTCCGTTTAGTGTTGCACTCTGAACTACAAAAGTGAAATTTCCACTTCCGTCTACAGTATGTCCCTCAACTTTAAAAACTTGACCATCTGACGCATTACCACTTGATATGGTATCTATGGTGTTTGTGGTTTCGTATGTTTCGTCACCTCCACGTTGCCAAATAGTTTCCTTGGCAGAAATATCTATATCTTCATTACGTCCATATTTAAATAAAGTTTTAGGCTTAACATAGACGCTGTGGCCGTAGGTGCTTTTTATCTCATCAATTGCAAGTTGAGTATAATAATCACTTTCTTGTGATCCTCCGAATGGTTGTCTAGACACATTTATCCTTTAGCTGGTTACAGCTTTAATAACTGCAAAGTTAATGATGATAGCACCCGTCTCGGCGGTTCCTGACGCAACATTACCATTAACGACTGTTATCTCAAAAGATCCAGCAGCCACACCTGTAACGATAACATCAGTGTTTAGGGCGATACTTCCAGACCTAATACACGCAACAACTACGTCACCAATTTCAACTTTACTATTCGTAACCGTAAATTTTGCACTAGCCTCGGCAGCCAGTGAAGTTGTGTCTGTGGTAATGGTTCCACACAAAGCGTTAATAACGACAGCAGTGGCCCTGTCGGTAATTTGGGTTACTGTAGACCCAGCTCCAGTACCATAACCAATAGCCTTTGCGGTTCTCAGTCCCGCTTCTCTAATACCTGGCAAAAATGTTTCTAAGAGTTGCATTATTCCCCTAAAGTTTCAACGCCTACAACAAACTCTTTTTCACCTTGTCTTACCAACACCTCGGCGGTGGAAAGACTGCGGATGACCTCAACTTGACCATCTGTCAAGCCTAGAGCGTTAAGCACGTTTTGATTAGTAATTACAGCGGATTGACCGCCAATTTCATCCTGTACCTTCTCGGTCTCAGGCTCGACGGCCGGAGCTTTAGGTGCAGGAGACTCCCCAACTTCTGCTAGGGTTTGTTCTTCATCTCCCATAAGTCTCCTAAGACTATTCATAGTTAATCAATCATAAGCATTACAGGGCGGTATTCGGTGTCCACGCCAGCAACAACTGCCCAAGCGAAGCCAATATCAGTTACCGGAGCCGTTACGTCGTCTGCTTCCTCGAGTGCACCAGCAGTTGAGGAACCAGTTGTAAGCCATGCGCCGATTGTTAGTGTTTCATCAGCTAGACCAGCACTAACGCCATGGGTCTTTGACCATCCGAAAGCTGTCGTTGCGATATCAATTGATGTAATACCAGCGGGGGCCCGTTCTTCGGCGGTTCCCTCGACTACTCCATTAAATGAGTTGTGGACAAGACATACCTCGGATCCAGCAATCAATGCTTCGTAAAAAGCACCTTCAATGGTGATTTCCAAAGTTGCAGCCGAGTCAGCAGCCGGGTGGCCACTAATACGGTACGTAGATCCTTCACCCGTAGCATCGTTGACGGTTAAGATACCACCAGCATACTCATTGGCGACGGCAGCAGTGGCACCGAGTGTGACTGTTACCTTTTTGGTGTTGAGTGCACCACCTGAGGCCCAGGCGACATTGTGGTGATTTGCTTTAGGTGCGGGGCCGAGTTGTAGTTTACCTGCACTAATACCAGAGGCTCCAGCTTTAATATAACGGTACACGTCTCCGAAACGGTCAGTGCCTTTCATACCTGGTGTATGAGCGGCGATTAGACTTGTTTCGTGTGGATTTAAGTCAAAGACTTGTGGTGTTCCTGCGAACATATATTTCTCCTATTTAGTTAATTAAATTCCGTCAGTGTTTAATGCAACACCTTGTCGGCGTGGTTGGGTTGTCATCAATTCACCAAGACAGAAGATTTGGCCAACTTCTGCAAATTGGTTATATGAGTCCATGAAGTCTCTCCACTGCAACCCAGAGTTTTTGCTAGGTGCATCAGTAACCGGGCCATCATGTGTTGAACCGATAGAAACACTTGAGAGTTTCTTGGAGTTTAAACCTAACCAGTAGAGGTACTCTTCATTCACAAAATTAGTTTTAGCGGCTGGTGCTTTTTCGTCACCGATCCAAGGAATACCCTTGTAAGTGGTAGACATTAATCCACCATCACCAGTAAATTGATTAGCTTTAACAGCCCCTTTACTATTTCTAGTAACCACATAACCACCGGCAGCTTCGTAGGCGGCTCTCATGGTTGGTGTTAAGAGTTGCTCGTAGTAGTCGGCACTAGCTTCGTCGGAGATAATCATGCTAGGACGTTGTTTACTAATTGACCCTGCGGACACACTTCGAATCATGGTCTGCATTTTTGCCAGAGACAAAACACTTGCAAAGTCAGTTCTTGTACCATTGAGCGATGACCAAGTAGTTCGAGACAAGTTACCAACAGTAGAGGAAACTGTACCATCGTCAATTAAGTTACCAAAACCGTTAAAATCTTTTCCACTATTTCCGGTAGCATCTCCATACAAGAGGTCGGCAATATCATCTAAGGCATCTTGTGCGGTAGATTCCATTTCAACTCTCATCAGTGAAAGAATTTGGCCCTCTGTTTCGTTGACAGCTTGGTCAAGTCCTGGGATTGCAACAGGGATAGAGTAGGCTTTCGGTTCATAGCTCATTTTTCGACGAGTGTTAACTGTGCCAACGGCCAAGGGATCCATTCCAGAGAATGAAGAACCTTGAGTATTTTTCACAAGCTTGACCACGGGTCGTGCATCGTAACTTGTAAACTTTTTACCTTTTCCGATGAATCGGTAGGTAATGACATTATCACTTAAGATATTGTCGTAAATTTTAGGAAGTATATCTTCCCGGGTTATTGTTGTGACGCGATCTGTAAATTGCATACACTCCTCGTTGCTAATTAAAAAAAAGACCACAAACGTAATGTTTGCGGCCTTTCGATGCCTTATCTATTCTTTAATACTGACAGTATCAGGGGTTCTTGTCAAGAAGACTAATCTTCATCCTCAACTACAGGAGATTCTAAAACTTCTACTTCTATTGGGTCAGGTTCACTTGAGGTTTCATAAGAAATTGACGAAGATTGAGAAGCTTCAATGACAATAGGTGTTTTGGGTGCTTCAACAATAACAACAGGATCAATCACCTTAAGTGACTGGCGTATTAAAAAAGTTGACATAAACATAGTAGCAATAGTCACAATAAAGATAACTACAAACATCACCCTAGTAAAATCAAATGATTTAAACATTAACGTTCACCACCCCTCGAAAAGAGTCTTGATAATAATCCTTGGCTCTCTTGCTCTGGTGGGGCTTCCTCTACTTGTTCTTCTGGGACTTCTTGTCCTAAAGATTTTTTACTATTTACAATCTCGGCCTCCAAGTGAGCCATAACAAGATCGTTAGTCTGCCCTTGCTCAATCATTTGACCATGAGTAGCTAGATGAGCCTTACCTGGACTCTCTTGCGGTGGTACGTCTTGACCTGACATGAGAGCTTCGTGCTCTTGTGCTGCTTCTTGGTCAATCTGGCCACTGTTTTCGTCAATCTGCAAAACCTCACTAGCGTATCTATCAGGCATAGCGGTCATATAAAATATTCGTTTTGCTACTTCCTTGGGATTTGATACGCCGGCCATTTCAACTAGAGTTAAAGGATCAAGAACACCAGACAACTGGACTGCTTGTTGTGCCTTGGTAACTGGGTCATCGGGAAGGAGTGAGCCGGATTTAACCTTGACCATAGTGCCCGCTTCAATTGATTTGTTACTAAACGGGATTAAACTTGTTTGGCCTTCGGGGCCTGTGTACTTTATATCTCGTTGTGTATCATAGAAAACTTTCATGATCTGCACCATGTACTTATACATAGAGTCTGCCGAGTCCTCAATTGAGGTTGCTAGTATCTGGGTACGTGATAAGTCGGATCTTTGTGATAAAACCTCTTGACCCAAGGTAGGACTATTAGTATCACCACCTCTAATTGGTGCGTTAGTCCCAAAGATATCATTGATCCTATTTCTGGCATCCATTGCCTCCTCGTACACAAACGGCATCAAAGGTGGTGGAATTCTATCGAGAACATCCCGAGGTATTCCATCAGCCCCAACGGCTTCACGGGAATTACCCAAGACCTTTGCGACTTCACTGGCCTTTATCTTTGACTTGTTGTAGACAATACCAGAACCGGCAGCATCAGCGTTTTCTACTCTTTGTTTGCCTCTTTTGTTGACAATATCTTGCTGGTTTCTGGCTAAGTCCATCAATGAGTTATCGTCAATTGCCCATTTTCCACTATTTAAGTGATTAATAAACACAAACGGTTTCTTTGGTTTTGATAAGTAATTAAGAGATACCATTTTTCCATCATCTCCAGCCTCTAACTCTTCATAGTTCCAGAATGGTGTTTTCATTGACCCCAGGATATGCTCATCTGATTTCCAGGCGATAGCCTCAACTCTAGATCCTTTAGAGTAGTCTGTAAAATGTACCTCGTAAGCATTAAGCTGTGAACTCATATTCTTGGCGACTCCAGCACTGACACCAGCGGCCATCATTACCTTATTCCTACTCTTTGGAAACTGCATTCCCCACTCTTCTAGCGATTTACCTTGAATGTGCGCAATCATTGCGCTGTCACTGGCATCTTCTGAATAGGCATCAAGAATCACGCTGTCTGGTTGTAGGCTTTTTATCTTCATATCACCAGAACGGGTGCCGTCATCTTGCAATTCCCCCATGTCATTATCCCATGATAATTTTAATACTCCCAACCTCTGACCCTGTAAAACATGACGCACAGATTGCATGTATGATCTCTTAATATATAGATCCTCATACTTTGTTAATAGTATGTCTTGTAGGTTTTTGGCTAGTTCTTTCGAGGCCTCACTTGTAGATGAGCTACTCACCACAGGTTGAGGTGGATTTGCCAGAACCATTGGTATGAGGGTTTCAACAGCTACAGCAGAAACAGGGTCAGAATAGGGGACTTCATCAGGGTATAGAGATTTATCTGTATAGTGATCTCCCTGCCAGTACTGGTAGTTTGTTTTTCTAACACTATCTAGATTAAGTTTTGAGTTCCAGAACTTCCTACCGTCTGATATTCTGTTGCCAATTTTTATGGATATATCAGAGTCATCCATGTTGAGAGCTAGGGGGTTAATTAAACCGTCAACGCCTTCTAATATTTCCTGGTCATACCCGTTTTCACTGTTCATAGAGTTGACTCGGATGTATTTTTTGATTGATTATGTAATGTGTCTTGCAACCCTTGCAAATAATCTCTTTGCTTGAGAATCCATTATCATACTCAGTGTCGGCAATTGCTTCAACATTTCCAGTCTCGTTATAGAGCCACCGATTGCAATAAATACAAGAGATGCGTTTTTTCTCTCGAGACTTATCAAATGAGATGGACAACGACACGTATCTAGTCTTTGGTTTATGTCTTATTGATGGGTCTGTTTCTGACGTATATACCTGCATATGAGTAGTATAACTATCTCACAGATTATCTATCTTTTCCATCCACGACCATCAGAGGACATTGCATCGGACACGATAGAATCTAAATCTCCAATACTCCCCTTCGATGGATCAGCTATTTGCCCCATTGTTTGCTTTGGTGCTCTTGTTACTTCACCAGTAACCAGGGTCTTTGTGAGTGCTATCCTAAAATAAACAGTAGCGTGGGGGAAATGGTCAGGTTTATACTCGAGATGTCTCCACACGGCACGTTGGACACCTTGGGCATTTTCCTCGAGTACACGGTAGATATTGAGCCACTGGGTTATATATTCTTTACGGTCAAGCTCTTGGTGGGTCATGTTGAATAGTAGATCTTGAGTGTTAAGTTCACTCACCAATAGATCCAGTATTTTAGTACGGTCTGAGTATACGGTATTCTCTTTTGACTTACCGCCCCACTCAATTATGTGCTCGTTCTGTGTATTTTCTTTGTAGTAGTGAATGAATACCTTACCTGGGTATTTCTCAGCAAGTTTAATAGGTCTGGTAGGGTTTGGCATAGCATCCATCACAAGAACGGCATTATACATATTTCGTATACGTTCGATCTCATCCCATGAGTCAGTGATACCCATTCTAAAAACTCCCTGGTGGTTTCCTACAACGTAGTGTTTCTCCCTGGCGTTCTGGTCAACTCCCATGGCCACCTCAGTCATAGGGTTATAGTCTGGTACACAACAACGAACCAATGACTCCCTGGATATTTGGTCATCTTTTGATAAGTATGGTAGTCCTAGTGTGAAATTATGGAAAATTTGGGGATCACCCTGGCTCTTCTTTATTATTTCCTTAGCATCAGTCCACGGGTTCATTAGTTGAGAGTACCAGTATCCTGATATATCACGGCCTAGTTTCTTTGGAACCCACTCACCAAAAATTCTATCCTCCTCTGAGAGCTTGCCTTTACACTTAGAACAGATGTAGATCTCTTTTACTAAATCTACATTATCAGGCCACTCCATTGATTGCTTGTGGTTGCAACGACTACACTTGATAAGCCAGTGTTTTTGATCTGATTCATGCCACCACTCATCTACACCATTTCCGGGAATTGACGGATTGCTGAATTTCCAGATCCAACCCAAGAACGGCACACCTTGAGTCATGGCATCAACCTTGGCCGCATCAAGTCGGGTTTCGTAGGTTTTAAGTGATAGTTGCTTGGAACGATCCACTTCATCGTTAATGAGAATATGGGCCGAGATAGAAATGGCTTGATCCGCTTCCCAACTTCCACGGAAATATATAAATCGTTTACCTACAGCTTTCAAGGCGGCTGAGTTTGTTTGACCCATCATGTCTTTAAAAACTTTGTTATTGTTTATGAGGGGATCAACTTTAGGTTGAACAAAGTCTTTTACAGCCGACCTTGAGGGTAGAGTGTAAATGATATTAGCATCACGATACCTGGCAAGATGGATAGCGCGAATAATTGCCAAGGTAGAGAATCCAACCTGGCTAGCTTTTCTTGCCACAATACGAGGTGAGTTGTCCATGTAAGGTTGTACAAGGAACCTGTGGTATTTGAAAGATAGCTGTACATCGTTTTCGTTTTTCAAGCTGTGATTTAGTACAAACGACGCGGCGTTAAACTTACTGGCTTTTTCTAAGGATATCATAGTTTTGTTTGTCCTGACACACAAACCACCTCGCTAGTCACTGATTCCCCACTACAACTTGTGCGAGGTATGACAGCCAGGTGGTCGATAATTAAATCTATCAACATTACCTAGATATCACAACAAGTATTACAATTATGAGAACAGTGACAACAAGGTGCCACGAATAAAAACCTAATTTACTCATTTTGGTGGTTTTGGTTTATTAGTGATAAATTTCCTACTTTTTGTTGGATATTGGTCAACAACCAGTTCTATATCTCCAGTACCTATATTTTTATACATGTTATTCTCGACTAATACGATCTGAGAAGGGTCTAGGACCCGAGTTTTTCCGTTCTTTGTCCAAAGCACCGAGCAGCCAAACGCTTTTTGGTGAAGTTTTGAGAACTCTTGCTGATATTTAGATAACTTCATTTAAAAACTTGGGAGCCGTGCACCTAATGCGAATAAAATAGCCACCAGTACTAAAATTATTATGATTGTGTTTACTTCATCGGGGACAGTAATTTTTAGAATAGACAAGAGCCAGCGGATAGCTAGAGCGATCCCACACAAAACAATGATGAGCAACAAAATAGATAGTATATCCATAAATACTCAAACTAAGTAATAATATAACTATAGCACGTACCTATTGTTATTTTTCCTTTTGTATAGATGCTAATGCTTGGCTGTAAGCGTCAACTTGTCCCTTGTCATATCCAGTACTATATCTAGTATAACCAAATTTGTGAGTTTTTTTGAAGTTTCTTTCTGCTCGTTCACGATCTCCTTCTAATTCCTCCACAATCTCTTTCTCTCTCTCACTCACAGCCTTATCAATCTGTTTTTGGATGAAGGCTTTGATTCCTTTTGGACTAGATGGGGTAACAAACCAAGAAGTTTTAGTAAGCCTTTTACCAATCACTTTACG